AGACGACCGGATCCTGGCGGCCGTCCGCCAGGCCGGCCCCTGGGCGGCCCTGGCCTACCTGGCCGTCGTCACGGCCAGCTGGGCCCGTGGCGAGCGGTCGACCTTCCAGGCGGCCGTCGACCGGCTCCCGCGTGTCTACGATGTCGGGGATGTCGACGAGCTCGAGGCCGCGCTGATCGCCGCGGGGCTCCTGGACGATGCCGGCCGGATCCCGGCGTCGACCTGGGCGAGCTGGTACGAGCCGGCCCAGGCCCGTCGCCTGGAGCGTCGAGAAGCTGGCCGGCGCGGCGGGCTGGCGAAGGCCGCCAACGTCGCCGCGGAGCATCCGCCTGGAGCTCCACGCAAGCGCAGCTCTAGCGCAGCTACTAGCTCAGCTACAGCGTCGCTCTACCCTACCGACCGACCGACCGACGACGCCACTAACGTGGCGTCGGTCGGGCTGTCGCCCTCCGCCGCGGCGGACCCTGACGGGCCGCGGCGGAGGTCGCCACCCGACGAGCCTCCCGACCTCTGGCCGATGGTCGACGGACGGGTCCAGGTCCCCCAGGGCCCGACGACGTTCCCAGCTCCGCCTGGCTACGTCGACCCTGTCACGTCGTTCGACGAGATGGCCGCCAGGGCGGAGCCTGGCTCGTTCCTGGCGCAAGCCCTCGAGCGGAAGCGTGCCCGGGCGTCCGGCTGACGAGCTCCTGACGCGTCGGGAGCTCGAGGTCGTCCGGGTCTACCTGTCGACGGGATCCGTCCAGCTCGTCGCCGGCGAGCTGCGCGTGTCCACCCGGACCGTCGAGAGCCACCTGGCCAGGGCCCGCTCGAGGGCCCAGGTCCAGACGACGTCGCAGCTCGTCGACGAGCTCCATCGTCGGGGCGAGCTGTGAGCGACCGCGGGCGGTTCTGGGTCGTCGCCCTGGCCGCCCTGGCCGCCTTCTGGATCGCCCTGGCACAGCTCGTCAGAAGGCTGCTGTGAGGCCCTGGGGCGGCCGTAGGGCGGCGAGGATCCGCGGACAGGTCCTGGCACGGGATCGGGGCGTATGCCACCTCTGCGGCCGTCCTGGAGCCACTAGCGTCGACCATCTGCTCCCTCGCTCCGCCGGCGGATCCGACGACCCAGGCAACCTGGCAGCTGCACACGTCAGCTGCAACAGCTCCAGGGGGACGCGTCCCGTGCTTCGCTCCAACCCTTCGCGCCGATGGTGAACACGGCGAGGATCGCCCGGATCCTGGGCGACGAGAACCCTGACGCCATCGTGTTCGATGGCCTGGAGGATGCCCTCGTCGGGATCGCCAGGCGGCAGTACCAGGGGCCCTGGGCTGTCTACTCCAGGTCGAAGCTGCTCGAGGTCCTCGAGCTCCAGCTGGGCACAGCTGACGATGCGCTCGAGTGGCTCGAGTACAACGTCGTCGGGCTGTGGGCCGGCGAGCAGACGCCGCTCATCCTCGACGACTGTGACGACGAGCTGTTCGACGAGCTGGACGAACAGCTCGAGCTCACGGATCCGCCACGGGCGGTTTCTTAGTGCGACCTGGGACACCCGCGAACCCGTTCCGCGGGAACGTAGAGCCGAACAGGCCGGCTGTCGTCCCGCGACGACCGGCTGGCCGGCGGGATCGCTCCACGGTCGTCCGGGTCGTCCCGGAGCTCGACAGGACGGACCGGGTCCCCCGTCCGGTTCGCCGCTCGAGCAGGGTCCCGCGCAACGTCCAGGCCCCGCTGATCGCCGTCCCGCCGCTGTCGACGAGCTACCTGACCTGGGGCCCCGTCGTCGCAGCTCACGCCGCCCGCCGGCTGCGGCTGGAGCTGACGCCCTGGGAGCGGTTCGCCCTGGACCGGATCCTCGAGGTCGACCCGGCGACGGGCCGGCTGCGGTTCCGCGAGATCCTCCTCAGCGTCGCCCGGAGGTCCGGCAAGACGACCGTCGTCCGGGCCCTCCTGGGCTGGCTCCTCGACAGCTCGCCGCTGTGGGAGCTGGGGCTCATCACGGCCCCGACGCGGGAGCAGGCCTACGGCCCGCTGTGGACCGTCCTGGCGGCCGACGTCGCCCCGCTGGGGATGACGGCCCAGGCGACGGGCGTCCGGGCCGGCATGGGCTTCGACGACTCGAGCCGGCGGCTGTTCATGCTGTCCGGCCGGCACGACGTCGCCCGCGGTCGGACCTTCGACGTCGTCGTCCTGGACGAGGCCCAGACGCCGGGGATCGACGGGGGATCCTGGGCGGCCCTCGAGCCGACGACCCGGACCCGACGCAACGGGCTCCTGATCGCCACGGGGACGGCCGGCACGGAGCGGGCGGAGCTCTTCCGAACCCTGTACGACCGGGCCGTCCTGGCGGCCGCCAGGCCGTCGACGGACCCGCGGTTCGGGGCCCTCGTCTGGGAGGCGACGAGCGACGACGACGCCGGCATCCTCGAGGCGAACCCTGGCGTCCGCGACGGGCTCCTCGAGCTCGAGGTCCTCCAGGCGACACGCAAGAGCCTGACGCCGGCGCGGTTCGCCGCGGAGACCCTCAACCGCTGGACGTTCGGGACGGACTACAGCTGGGCTCCGCCAGGGGCCTGGGACAGCTGCGCGGATCCGGTCTCCTCCGCGCCGGAGGATGGCGTCCCGATGTTCGGCGTCGACGTCACGCCCAGCTGGACCCGCGGCTCCATCGCCGTCGCCGTCCTGGACGGCGAGCGGATCCAGCTCGAGCTCGCCCGCGACTACCCGACGACCGACGCCGCCGGCGTCGACGAGATCCTCCGCGACGTCCGCCAGCTCCTGGCCAGGCACCGCGGGAGCCGCGTGGCGTTCGACGCTGCGAGCCCGATCTCGTCCGCCATGCGGGACCTCGAGCTGGAGCTCCCTGGCCGGGTCGTCGAGCTGGGCGGGATCCGGTTCCGGGCGGCCTGCGCCAGCTTCCTGGGGCACGTCGTCGGCCGGACCATCCGGCACCGGGCGGATCCCGTCCTGGATTCCGCCGCCCGCCTGGCCGCCAGGTCGGAGGATGCTGAGGCCTGGCGGTTCATCCGCCGGAGGTCCGCCGGCCACATCGACGCCCTCGTCGCCGCCACCGCGGCCGTCGCCCTGGCGGACCGTCCGCCGCCGGCCAGGCCCAGGATCCGCTAGCTCGTCTGTCGCTCCAGCTGGCGTCACAGCACGCTGTCACGGTTCCTGCTACATTGACATCCGGCGGGCCGACAAACGGCCCCGAAGCTTCTGGAGCACCCGATGACGAACCCGCACTACGAGACCAGCGAGCACGCTACGGCGACCTTCTACGGTCTCCCCTGCACCTGCCAGGTCCGCGAGCTCACCGTGAACGAGGCCCGCCTGGCCATCCAGGCCGCGGCCCGGATCGCCGCCCGCCGGCCGCTGACGGACCGGGAGCACACGGTCTACCTGGCGGCCTGCGCCGTCGTCGACGCTGACGCCCTCGCCCGTCGCGCCCAGGCGGCCGCGCTGTGAGCACCTATCCCGGCTGCAACGGCCACCGGATCAAGGCCCGCTGCGCGCTCGCCGGCGGACCGCATCCCGGCAAGGCCCCGGCCCGCCAGCTGGACCGGCTCCTGGACCTCTGCCCGAAGCTCCAGGGCCTGCACGCCGGCTCGACGCACGTCGTCCGGGACTACCTGGCGAAGGTCCGCAACGGGACCAACGGCCGCTGTGTCTACTGCTCCCGGACCATCGACCTGTCGCCGGCCGTCGAGCCGGCCGCCGGCCAGCTCGAGCTGGAGCTCCCGGAGCCGCGCAGCTGCGCCAGCTGCGGCTCGAGCCTCGAGGGCTTCCGGCCCCAGGCGACGACCTGCTCCGCGGCCTGCCGCCAGCGGCTCGCCCGGTCCCGCCGGCCGGAGCCCGTGGCGAAGGAGCCCGGGCTGTGCCGGTTCTGCCGGCGTCAGCTGACGAGCTCGAGGGCGTCGACCTGCTCCACCCGCTGCCGCTCCGCGATGCATCGCTCCCGGAGCTCCGCCCTGGACACGACGCACCGGACCCGGCTGTCGCCGGCGGACCTCTTCCGGCTCCAGGCGGCCCACGCTCCCGACGCTCCGGCTCCGATGCGCGTCGCCGGCGCGGCCTTCTGGGCCTGCCGCTGCGGGACCGTCGTCCGCGACACGTCGACGAGCTGCGGGTTCTGCGGCGGGATGCGTCCCCAGCCGCTCCTCCTCGAGGTCCTCGAGGGATGGGCCCAGACGCTCTAGGATCGCCCAGGACGGCCTGGCTCCTCACTCCCGGCCGTTCACTCGCCCCAGGTCGTCCCCCACGGCCTGGGGCGTTTCTGTGCCGTGGAAACCCTGACTGGTCCTGGAGCTCCGCCGGCCCGATGCTTCGCCCGTGGGACTGTTCGACTGGCTGTTCGGGGCGAGCTCATCGGTAGAGATCGCCGGCGAGCTCGCCCCGCCCTATCCCAGCGTCCAGGCCCAGGTCGACGCCTACGTCGCGTCGAGGATGGCCGGAGGTCCGTCGACGCTCCCGGCCGTCGAGCGTGGCGTCCAGCTCCTGGCGACGGGCGTCGCCCAGCTCGTCCCGGTCGACTACCGCGACGACGTCCCGCTCGAGGTCCAGCCGTCCATCGTCGACCGGCCGGATCCCTGGGTGAGCCGGTACACGTTCCTGGAGCAGACGGCCCGGAGCATGGTCGAGACCGGCGACGCGTTCTGGTTCCTGTTCGATAACGACCCGGATCCATCCTCCGGCCGGCGGGCCCGCCACGCCCGGGTCCTGCCGGCGTCGGAGGTCAACGTCAGCTGGGACGAGCATCGCTTCCTCCCGCGCTACAGCTGGCGCGGCCGGCCGATGACGCACGGCGTCGACATCGTCCACATCCCGCTCGCCCCGCGGGCCGGCGAGCTCCACGGCCGGAGCCCGCTCCTGGAGTGTTCCGCCGCCCTCCTGACGATCCAGGCCCAGGAGGCCTACGCCGGCGGATGGTTCGGCGGATCCGGCGTCCCGTCCGGGACCCTGACGTCGCCCGTCGAGCTGAGCGACGTCGAGGCCGACAAGCTCAAGGCGGCCTGGCTCGAGGCCCACGCCGGCGCGATCCCGACGCCGGCCGTCCTGTCCGGCGGCATCACCTGGGAGAGCGACGCCGCGGACCCGGAGCGGTCCCAGCTCACGGCCAGCCGGGAGCACGGCGTCGCCACCGTGGCGCGGCTCCTGGGGATCCCGGCCCCGCTCCTGCTCGTCGCCGTCAGCTCGAGCTCCATCACCTACGCCAACGTCTCCCAGCTCTACACGGAGTTTCTGCGGTCGACCGTCGTCCCGCTCTACCTGGCTCCCATCGAAGCCGCCTGGACGGACCTCGTCCCCCGCGGCCAGGTCGTCCGGTTCGACCTCGACGAGCTCCACCGGCTCGACATCGAAGCCCGCTACGCCACCTATGCCGTCGCCGCCGGCCTGGGCGTCATCGACGCCGCCGGCATCGCCCGACGCGAAGGCCTGCCGGCGGACCGCGGCTCGAGCTCGCTCCAGCCGTCGCCGCCGGTCGTCGACACGCCGGCCCCAGCTGAGGTCCCCGCATGACTGACGAGATCCTGGAGCGATCCAGCTCCGACGCGATCCTGCTCCGCGACGACGCCGGCCAGGCGGCCGGCCCTGACGTCGGGCGGACGGTCCGGCTCCGCCTTGTGCCCTGGGGAGCTGTCGCCCAGAACGTCCCGCTGGAGGGCGGCCGGACCGGCCCGGAGACCTTCGCCCGCGGGGCGTTCGACGGCGTCGACCCGGCGCGGGTGACCATCGAAGCTGGCGGCCACGACCGCGCCCTCGTCGGCCGCGGGACCCAGCTCGAGCAGCTCGACGACGCCGCCTACCTCGACGCGATCATCGCCCGGACGGCCGCCGGCGACGAGCTCCTGGAGCTCACCCGGGCCGGCGTCTACCGGGACGTCAGCGTCAGCTTCGCCCCGGTCCCTGGAGGATCCCGCCGCCGGCGGGACGGCGTCACCGAACGAACCCGGGCGGACCTCCGCCGGGTCGCCATCCTCGAGCGCGGTTCCTACCCTGGAGCTGGGCTCGTCTACATCCGCGAGGAGAACCCTGTGACTCTCGAGCAGCTCCCGGCCGCGCCCTCCATCACGGAGATCGAGGCGGCCGTCCGGTCCATCGTCCAGGACGCGATCCCGGCCCCGGTCGTCAGCATCCCGGCTCCCGACGCCGCGCCCACGTCGCCGCTCCTGGAGCGGGCCGGCTCGTTCGCGGAGCTCTACCAGCGGGTCCTCGACGGGGACGACGAGCTCCTCCGGGCCCTGGCCGACGAGGTCACGACGGACGTCCCCAGCATCGTCCGCCCGGGCTGGCTCGACACGATCATCGGGATCCTGCCGGCCGTCCGCCCGGTCGTCACGGCGTTCGGCCGTGACTCCCTGCCGGCTGACGGGATGGAGGTCAACTGGCCGACCTTCGCCGGCCTGACCGACGACCCGGCCCTCCGGGTCGCGGAGCAGCTGACGCAGAAGGCGGAGATCATCTCCGCGAAGATCATCCTGGGCTCCGGGAATAGCCCGATCAAGACCTACGCCGGCGGGCTCGACATCAGCTGGCAGACGTTGAAGCGGTCGAATCCCGCGTTCATGGCCATCGCCCTGCGGATCCTGACGACGGCCTGGGCCCAGGTCACGGACAAGGCCTTCGCCGCGGCCATCGAGGCGGCCGCCACGGGCGTCGGGACGTTCCCGGCCACGCCCGACGCCGGCGACGTCCACCGGACCCTCGTCGCCGCGTCCGCGGCCGTCGACGACGCCACGGGCTCGCCCGCGACGTTCGTCCTGGCGGGCTCCCAGGCCTGGCTGGGGATCGCCGGCATCGACGGCCTGTTCCCGGCCGGCGCGGGTGGCGGGCCGGCTGTCGGGAGCATCGACGCAGCTGGGCTCCGGCTCAACGTCTCCGGCCTGCCGATCATCCGGGCGAAGCACCTGAGCCCGACCGCCTGCATCGTGTCCAACGACACCGCGGCGTCCTGGCTCGAGGACGGGATGTTCACGGCCCAGCAGGACGTCGTGGCGAAGCTGGGGACGGACGTCGCCGTCTGGAGCCTGGGAGCTCCTGGCGTGTTCGTCCCGTCCGGCATCGTCGAGCTCGCAGC